AACCGTATCTCTATTCCTTTGGAACAAGATATAGTGAATATTCAAACTGCTTTCACGGTCGGCACAGAACCGTCTATGGATTGCACTCCGACTGATGATGATGAAAAGAAGCTGCTGGATGCGGTAAAGGCTGTATTTAAATCCAACAAAATCAAATATCAAAACAAGAAGATTGTCCGTGCCTGGCTCTCCGAACAGGAAGCGGCAGAATATTGGTATGTTACTGATGATGATTCATTTTGGGCGAGGTTCTGGAAGAAAATAAAGACTTCCTTCGGGGGGAAGGTCAAGCCCACCAAGAAACTGAAAAGCGTGTTATGGTCTCCATTCAGAGGTGATAAGCTATACCCGTTCTTTAACGACGAAGGTAAAATGATTGCTTTCTCACGTGAGTATAAAAAGAAGCTCATGGATGATTCGGAGGTCATCTGCTTTATGACTATCACGGACAAAATGGTTTATCAATGGGATTTGTCTAAAGGATATGAAGAAAGAACTCCTTTTGCTCATGGATTCCCAAAACTACCGGTTCTCTATGCTTATCGTCCTGAACCTTATTGCAAGAAGATAAAGACCTTCCGGGTCCGGTTGGAGAAACTATTATCCAATTATGCTGATTGTATCGACTATCATTTTTTCCCCATTTTGGAATTAATTGGTGAAGTGATAGGGTTCACTGGTAAGACAAAGGATAGAATGGTAAAACTGGAAGGAGAGGGGGCTGGTGCACGATATTTAACATGGAACCAAGTTCCGGATACGGTACGTTTTGAAGCAGAAACACTCACCAATATGGCTTATGATATGTCAAACACTCCAAGAATATCCTTTGAGACGTTGAAGGGGGTAGGCAAAGCATCAGGGACCGCTTTCCGCTTTATGTTCATGGGCGCACATATGGCGGTAGAAAATCACGGTGAGGTTATCGGTGAGTTCTTGCAGCGGAGAGTAAATTTTATTGTTTCCGCTTTAGGCTCTATCAATCCAACCGAGTTTAGCAAGGCATCGCAAACCATTGACATAGAAACAGAACTGGTTCCATATATGATTGATGATTTGAACGATAAGGTTACTACGGCTGTCTCCGCTGTTAGTGGTGGTGTATGGTCAAGACGTGAGGGCATTATGTTTGCTGGGAACGCTGATAGGGTAGAAGAGGAGCTTGCAGAAATCAAGGAGGAACAAGCGGCAAAGAATAACAATGCAGCGTCTCCTAACTCCAAAGGATAATTCATTACTTCATGTTCTTATCGTACTATTGAGCGGAGCTAATTTAGTTCCGCTTTTTTATTGCTAAATTCTATATTGTAGAATATAATCTTTGGAAAAATTTTATAATTCAAAATTAATTCATATTTTTGCATCAAACAAAAGAGGTATGAGGATTGTATCACATAAGAAATTGAAAGAGTTCTACGAGACGAAAGGCTATGAAGATTCACGCATAGCCTTAGAACGTTGGTATGATATAGCGGAAAAAGCTGAATGGAAGAACCTATCAGACATTAAAGTGGATTTTCTTTCTGCTGACTATGTAGGCAACCAACACTACGTTTTCAATATCAGAGGCAACAACTATCGGTTGGTTGTCGTTGTTAAGTTTACAATTGGGTACGTCTTCATTCGCTGGGTTGGTACTCATAAAGATTACGATAAGATAGATTGTTCAACCATTTAAGAGATAGAAGTATGAATAAAGTAACGAAAGAACAGTATGAATTTGCTTTGGCGAGAGTGGAGGAACTTCTGCCATTGGTTGATGACAATACGCCTTCAAACGATAAAAATGCGGTGGAGCTTACAGTTATGTCCGATATTGTGATAGCATACGAAAAAGAACATTATCCGATAGAAAAACCGACTGTTGCGGAATTGATAGAGCTATCCCTTGAAGAGAAAGGGATGAGTCAAAAGCAACTTGCTGGTGAGATTGGAATAAGTCCATCGCGTGTGAATGACTATATTTCTGGACGTTCGGAACCGACCCTCAAAATTGCGAGGTTGCTATGTCGAGTGCTGAATATACCTCCAGCCGCGATGTTGGGTTTCTGATTAGTTCATAAGAAGAATATTTAGGCGTGATTCATTCGGTTTCACGCCTTTTTTATACCATTTTACGACAATCGTTTCATTGTCGTGTATCACCTATCTGATAATTTTTCACCTTCTTTATAAATAACGAAATTTACCGTAGAAATTTATAAATCAAATTCATACGGTATGACAATCTTAGAACAAATCTTAGCAGGGCTACAACAGAAATTCGCTGGGGTGGACACTGCTATTCTTACCCGCATTGCCACTAAGAAGGCAGAGGGTGTAACGGACGAGACAAAGGTAAACTCCATTGTTGAGGGTATCAGTTTTTCGGACGTGCTTAATTCCTATGGTGATTTCCGTGCCGGGGATGCTTCCAAGACCGCAGTTTCCAACTACGAAAAGAAGCATAACCTTAAAGACGGTAAGCCAATCGAGACTACCACAACCACCAAAACGGAAGAGAATAAAGACGATGTGCCTGCATGGGCGCAAGCTTTAATTGACTCCAACAAGAACCTTTCTGATAAGCTAACACAGTTTGAAGCAGAAAAGGCTCAAGCAACACGTAGCCAGCAGATTTTGGCAAAGGCAAAGGAGTATGGTATTCCCGAAAACTACGCCAAACGATGCGCCATTAAGGACGATGAGGACTTGGATGCATACTTCAAGGACTTGAAGCAGGAGTTCGCAAATGACGGCTTCAAAGGCGTGACCCCTCCCGAATCAGCGGAAGAGAAGATTGAGAAAGAATCTGAATCTATCGCTAAGATGATTGACGAGGGAACGAAAACTATTGTTGAACAAAACAAGAATTAATTATGTCAGCAGGATTTAAGTATGATTTGGTTCCGCCCGTTGAGCAAGAGGAACGTTATGATGTCCAGACAGGTATCCGCAGACGTGGCCCGTTCAAGCTCGACACGCAGAACCTTGTGGTGGGAAGTTTCCTTCCTGTATTTACACCGATTTGTGCGGACTTGAAAAACAAGTTCTCTTATGCGGTAATCAATGTAAGAGTTGTGGAAGCCTATACCACTGGTGAAGAGGCTTTGTCTATCAAAGTAGCCAAGAACTCTTTGGCTTATGTGGGAATGTTTGTCGGAAGCGGCACTAAAGGTGCTGAGGTCGCAGCTATTGACAAATCTAATGCCAACTACGATGTCTTGACTATCAAGGCTGCTTTCGGTGAGAATATCGCCAAAGATACCGTACTTTTCAATGCGGTTGCGGTTGACGGCTTGAAACAGAAGTACGTTGCAAATTCGGCTCTGTTTAACCGGACGAAAGTAGAGGACGGAATTACACTGGTTTCATTGCTTCGTACAGCCGCAGAGATTGAACCTTCAAAACTGGCTATGCCGTTCTCCGAGAACGATAAAGCCAACATGAAGGGATGGTTTGAATTTAACGAGTAAGGAGGTAGGATATGTTTTTAACGATTCAGACATTATTCGATGATGCGAACATTGTTTCCGCTATCATCAGACGTGTAAACCGGACGCGTAAAGATACAATCTATTGGCAGCAGTATCTTACTTTCCGCAGAGTAACTACTCGCGTGTTCAAAGATTATATCGGTTCTGTAACCGGAGTTATGGCAGGTTCCATCAATTCACGTTTTGGCGAAAAGCCCATCCGTGAACGTAGGAACATTGGTTCCGGATATGGTGAGATTGCCTACTTGGGCGATGCTTATCAGATGTCCATCGACCGACTTTCCGAGTTGCAGGATTTAATTGACAAGTTCAATGTAGCTAAACCGGCAGACCAAAAGGCCGCAATGGAAGAGATTGTAAACTTCCTGGCAGATGATTACCGTCAGATTACCCTTGCTGCTCACAAGCGCATGGATATTATTGTTGGTGCCTTGTTGATGCTTGGTGAAGCCACCGTTTACAACAAGGATGCTGCAATAACTTCCGGTCAGACCAATAATAAACTGCTGGAGATTACCCTTCCGTTCAATTTTATCAAGCCGAAAAGTGGAGATGTGGTTGTGGACGGAAAGAACATGTTCATCTCTTACCTGAGAGAGAAACTCCATTCTTTGGCACCGGACTATGGCGTTTATGCCAAGATGATTATGACACGCGCTTCTTTCAACAAGTTCGTGCTCGGTTCATCTGAATTTGGCGAGCAATACAAGATGATTCTCGGCAGCAACGAAATGAAGTTGAGTACGGGATTGGTTTCCTCTTCTTTGGCTTCCGAAGTGTTCACCGGCATCGGTTTGCCGCGTATTGAAATCAAGGAGGACTACGTGAAAGACCAGACGGGAAAGAATGTGCAGATTTACGCGGATAACCGTATTACTCTGTTACCTTCTGACAACATTGGTTATATGCGCCATCATACCCCGTATGAAGCGACAGACCCAGTACAAGGACGTACTTATATCCCGTCAGAGGGGCAGATGCTTATCTCCAACTACCGTGACAAAAACGGTCGCTACATGGAATATACGGCAGAGTGGATTCCGCAGATTTCCAATCCAGATTTGATTACCAATTTCGATTTGAGCGAAATTGCATCCATTCAATCAGCATAAGGGGGTAGGATATGAAAGTAAAGGTTATATCAGTTTTCCGCGACAAGTTCACCGGAAAGTATTATACTCCCGGTGAAGTGATTGAAGTCGGTGAGGAAGCCCGTGTGCTGGATATGGAAAGCCGCAGACTCGCTGAACGGATTGAGGTAAAAAATCCCGAAGTGAAAGCCCCTGAAGAAAAGAAAGAGGTGAAAATTTCCCTCTTTGAAAAGGAGTTTGAGAAGAAGGCTTTGATTGATGCTTTGAAGTCTATCGGTGCGCAGGCTTCCGGCAATATGAAAGAGGAAACTCTTTTGGCTAAGGTTGCAGAACTGGATGAAGAATCAACAGCCAAACTGAAAGAAGCATTAGGTATCGAGTAAAAGGATAGGGTAGTGCTTCTACTCTTCCATTGTCTCATTTTATAAATCAGAAAAGGAATGAAGAATTTTATTTTTGCCATGTGTGGTTTTTTAATGATGTCTTTGGTTTCGTTGAGCGTGCAGGCATCAAGTGTGGAATCTCCTAAGTGTGAATACGTGAATCCATCGGTTGATGTTGGTCTGCCGGATATTCAGTTTATCACTTTGGAAACGGTTCCGGCTGATTGTGTTGTACTGACCATGACGCATCCCATGTTTTTGGTTGCAAATAACCCGGCTATGATGTGTTCGATAAAAGAGGGAATGGCTATTCAAGGGGTACGAATTAATGTTCCCAAATGTCCGTTCAGATACATCTATAAATCTAAACATTGTACGCATTATAGCTATACCGCATATAGTAAACTGATTACACCATATTGAATGATATCAGCCATGAGTAACAAGGAGTTTGTATTAAGCGTATTTGATAAGAACACCCCGTCTAATCTTGTAGTTGAAAATATACTTTCAAGAACGGGATTGGATGGTGAAGAACCTTTTGCCGAGGAAAATCGGGCAAGATTAGAGGTCGCTTGTGCAAAGCAAATTCCGTGGATGATACAAAATCCATCTTCGGTCAGCGAAAGCGGATTTTCTGTGTCTTGGTCTAATTATGTTGATAGCCTAATGAAATTGTACTCATGGCTGTGCAAACAGTACGGTTTGAAAGACGAACTGAGTAACAAACCTAAAGTGACTTTCTTATGATATTCGCTCCCCACATATTGCAGGTTAAGGTTATCACCCCGATGGATAAGGATGAGTTCGGCAGACCTATTCCCGGCACAGGTGGTGAGAGCTGGCAGGATATATGCAGATGCCGTTGTGATGATGTGAGTGCGGAAAAGAAAGTATCTATCAATGGTGCTTTGTATGATTTCAAGTACAAGGTAGTCTTTGACAAGCCGTCAAAGGTTGAAGCAGGTGCAGAGGTTCGTTGTTTGAATGCCGATGGAAGCATAAGAGGTGAAGGAGTTGCTAAAAGCCCTTTGGAAACAAACTATTTTTCCTATAGAGTAATATGGTTGGAATAGATGCAGACTTTTCGGATGTTGACCAGTTCTTTGAGGACGGAACAAGCGAAGTCGTTGCTGGCATGAAAGAAGAGGGAGAGGCATTTGTTGAAGATGCAAAAGCTACCGGAAACTATCAAGACCACACAAAACATTTGAGAGAATCGAATGATTATGAGGTTAATGAAGATGGCTTAATTCTGAAAAACGAAGCTGATTATGCTTCATTCGTGGAATCCAAAGGATTTGAAGTTGCAGGAAGTGCAGCGATAAGGACAGAAAAAAGATTGAAAGATAGATTTGAACGATGATAGTAACCACCGACATAGGAAACATCCTCTACCGGGACTGCAAGATTTTCGGAATAGACATAGTACCAGCAGGAGAAACGCTGACGGGTGAATTGAAGTCCGAAAGGATTGTCATCCACACGAAGAAACAACAGCCGGGAACTTATTGGAAGAAATCTTTCGCAGAAGTGAATCTATGTGTACCCAATTTAAGCGAGAATGAAGCGAACACAATCCGGCTTAACGAACTTGAAAGAAAGACTGGCAAGCTGTTTGATGATGTAGTAAGCACCTATGATGGTATGACATATCGTTACTCT